GAGAGGCCAGGGTTATCGCCCATGTTCGCAGCAAACATGCCAGCAGTCTGACCAATGATCTGGCGCATTGACTCGGATATTGTTCTCAGCCCTGGGTTAACTTGTGCGCCCCCCTGCTGCTGTGGTGCGCCTGGCATCTCTGGATCGTTGTTGTAGAACTGCACTGGATCAGAGTTGGTGTTCAGGGTAGCCAGTGTGTCTTCATGCCCAGCAGCCTGTGTCAGCGTCATCCAATACTTGGCTCTTGGTGCTAATGCGCCTTCCTCGATCTCTCTTGATAGGCTGTAGTTCAACACACGCTGCGGGTCTAGCAACTTCTCAACCACACCCCAATAGATGGTTTTGTTTTCAACGATCTTAAAGTTACCGTAAACAGGGATGATCGGAATGCGATCAAATATGGTTTCTTCTTTCTCTTCTAGCCAGTCGGTCTGATCGAAAAAATGCGAGCAGACAACAGTCTTGTAAGCCTCGCGCCGTCTGACCTCTTCGATGCCCAGTGCCGTTAGCTCGTCCTTGACCTTTTCAAAGTCATCGTCAATGGAGTAGACAGCGCCATTGCTCATTAGCACAAGCTCACATGCCTGCTGTTCAGTGTAGAAGAGCTGCCCTACAACGATGACCTCAGCCTTGTCGTAGTATGCATCGCCCTCTCTGTCAATTGAGACGGATGCCTGAGAGCCTTCTGGGTATCGCTTCATGTATTCGTTAGCTGACATTGCATGGAGCAGGAAAGCATACTGAGCGTCAGACTTGTCTTGCAGGTAGGCAGCAGGGTCAAACCATACCCTATCAATAAAGTTAGCCACCGGCTCAATCACTAGGTCTTGGTCAAACGATTGTGGGTCAGTGTACTTGTGCGACACCATCCAGCCATCGTAGCCAGCCGTTGCCATGCCGCGACCAGCGTTGATGTAGATGTCTTTGGCTCGACTCATAGCCTCAATGTTTCTGACCAGACCATCAATGACCATTGCTGTTTCTTTGGATGCCGGGCCAGACATTGGGCTGACCTTGATGTCAAAGTCTGCCTGCTCGATCTCAGCAGTCACCTGATCGACAATCGGGTTGACCATGTCGAACGTATACCTTGGCTTGCCGACATTGTTCGTCCACCAGTAGGGTTCCCACTGGCCGTCACGCTTATCGCAGAACAGGTTGGCCTCACGCGCTTTCTCACGGTTATCGTGATCAGCCTCCTGTGCGGCAGAGAGTAGATTCAAGACTGTCTGATGACTATCAAAGTCGATCTGGTAATCAGTCTCTGTGTATTTAGCCATCATGACCACCCTTTAAATTTGATCGTTGCGACCTTCTCCAGCTTAGGCTTAGGTCGGTACATTGCCATCATTAGTGCATCACCCATGTTGGGTGACGGTATCTCGTATGGTTTCTTAGCCATCTCAATCTTGCTCATGATCTGTATTTTACCACTATTTGTGCGCTTTAGCGGTATTCTGCACACTTCAGAGCGTAACTGATCCAGCTTGTCAATGCTTGATGACAAGGAGATCATCTCATCAGGATCAATATACTGCCCCTTCGATACTGCACGATGGGTGGCCTCGAACCTGCTTCGTAGCCTCCACCAATACTGCGCTCGCTTGTTTGTGAAGGTCTCACGGTTAGACTTTGATCGTTGTACCCCGCCTTCGAAAGAAGCTGCTTCAGGGTCTTCTGGAGACTCTGAGCCTTTATACATCACATACTCAACCTTCTTGTTCTCTAGCGCAGCATCAACCTGGCGCTTCAGACTTACACCCAAGCCGTCACAGTCCCAGACAAAGTAGTCAGCACGATCATTGAGTGCTAAGTCTAAAGCCCAGTCCATGCCATCAGCAGACTCGCCTGTGATCTTTTCAGTTACGTTTAAGACTACGTTGCCATGTCTGACTGCGTAGCCCTTAGAGTCGCCACCAGTGTCGCTAGGATCGTGACTAGCAATGATTGCGCCCTCTGCCTTCCAACCCAGCTTGATGTGAGCATCAATGGCAGACTCAAACCAGTCAACAGGTATGATGGTGTCCTCGACCTCATCGTAGAACTCACCAAGCCAGATGTGCCTGTATAAAGCTGTCGTCAGGTTAGCCTGATCGTATGCTCTCTCTTGCTCAAGTACTGCTGGGAAGAATGGATTGTCGTTAAAGTTGATCCAGATGATTAGGTGCATATCATCTTCGTAATAGCCTTCTGACCTAAGCTGCTTCTCGAAAGGCTTAATGAACCTTTGGCTAAACGGGTCGGCTATTGATCTTGGGTTAGCAGTCATCCATATTTCAGAGTCTTCTACCCGCAGCGTTGGCGTTAATGCCTTAAGACTGTCAGAGCTGATTGTCTGAGCCTCTTCTACCCAGAACCGCTTGAAGCCGTACATGGACTTGATGCCTTCAGGGTTCCTTGCTAGTCCTCTGAACTTGAATACATCCTCACCGCCATGCTGTATTGCGTTGGCCTGGACGTTGAAGCCTTGCAGCCCTAGACGCTCAATCTCTCCGCTTAGAAGAGAGAGTACCGAGTCATCCATTGTTACTTGATATTCGCGGAAGCAGGCTGTCTTGATGCCCTTAGTCTGAGCATCCATTAGGCAGATGTCGCCAACCGATTGGCTTTTGCCTGAGCCTCTTCCACCTATAAGAATCTTGAACCGCTTAGGCTTGTTGATCAGAGGTAGTAGCTTACGAGGAAGCGTCACTTCTGGCATCGACAACCCTCACTGTCCACTCGGTTTTGATGGCTCCACCGTCTGCGCCTGTTAGCTCTTGCTCTGTCTTGTCTCTCCATCCAAAGTTGTTCTTTAGGCTAAAGATTGACCCGACTGGTGATTGCTGGTGCAGCCTTTTCTCTAAGAACATTTCGACTCTTTGCTTGGCTCTTTTTATAGTCGCATAAAATTCTTCGTTCTCTCCGTACCTTCTGAGAGATTCTGTATTCATATCAAGATGATACGCTAGTCCTGAGATTAGCGGAGGATTGTCGTCATCACAGGCTGCAAAGTAGCTGTCTATTTTAGCCTGCATCTCTTCGACTGATTTGAACTTTAGTGGTCTGCCGCCTGGCATTACTCGTACCGCGCTGCTTTTGGCTTGGCCTTCTTAGCCACGTTCAGGGCTATTGCAACTGCCTGCTTCTGTGGCTTGCCAGCAGCCATCTCTGTCTTAATGTTCTTGCTGACCGTTTTCTTTCCGTAACCCTTCTTCATTGGCATACATTACCCCTATTAAAAAACGCCCCATGTTTCAGGGGCGATAAAGGAACCACACACACAACAGGATATGCCAGTCGGATTCTGGCCTCCTGATTGTACCTTAAATCTATTAACGTGAATAGGCGTAGACAACTTTGCCTTTCAATAAAATCTATTGATCATCCATTCATCAATACAAACTATTGTGTATTACTTTGCGCTACTGTATTGCACTAATTAATGCACTTGATTATAGTTACTACATCGGCGGCGATTAACGCGGCCTCTCTCGGAGGGTTTTGGCATGACAATCACACAAGTTGTACTGCACAGTGGCTTTGCAAAGGTGCATTACTCAGATGGCGGTCGCCTGATCGTTTCAACAAACGAGGCGATTAAACTCGCCAGCCAGTACACAGTTCCGGTCATTAACGCATAATCAACCACGGCCACGGACGGCTACACACTAGGAAATAAAATGAACAAAGATAAAGCAATGTCAGCCACTAGCTTGCGTATGCCTGATGGCCTGCTCAGGCAGTTAACCAAAGCAGCGCACAAGTGTGAGGTTTCTCGCACTGAGTACATCAACCAGGCTCTTCTGGAAGCCGTTAACAAGACTTTAGGAGTCAGCAATGAAAGCAAAAACAATTGATGCCATCTGTGGTGTTCTTACTTGTTTGATCTGCGCTGGAATGTTCATGCTGGTACTGCTGTAATCAAAGTGCGCTGGCTTATGGCTGGCGCATATCAAGCCATTTTGTGATTCACATCTTTCAACAATTCTTCATAGTCTAACCAATGAAAGTGTCGCCTCTTACCGCCGCTTTGCATCTTAATTTTGTGGGCAGGGATTGGCGCTGAAAAACAAACCCCTAAGTTGACTTGATGCTTGAACCTGTATCCAGTTTTTGCGCCAGTCAGGTAACAATACATGTTATGCGGCAAATCCCATTCATTGCATTTATTGCATCGTCTCATTCTAGGGTTTCCGGTTGCCTCTAACGCTTCAGCCCTTGTTTTTAGCATTTCGCTGTATGCCATATCCTCACAAATAACCAAATTGCTGGTCTCTGGAGACAACTTATCCCTCCCGGTGAACGTCACAATCGCGCCTTGAGGAATGGGTTTCCCAAGCGCTTTTTCTGCACGTGCGACATGGCTGTAAACTTGTTCTCCGTTTATTGTTATCTTTTTGTAACCATGACTGCTTATTGTAAAGGTTCCTTTTTCCCTTCGGATATTTTCTAAACGCCCGTATCGTTTTAGCCGGAGATAATGTTTCTCACAAAACCCTTTAGTTCTTGAAGGTCTTTCACAATCTTTATGACTGCATATTTTTTTTGATTTGACATTCATAACCGCAATTCCTGTGTAATTTTTTTAACAATCTACTAATTTAAAGATCGTTGGCGTTTTTTTAACTCTGCCAGTTTCTTTTTGTACTCTGCCTTGATCCTCTTGGCATCCTCAATCGTAAACCTTGCCTCGCTGTTATCGCATTCAATCCTGTCCACTTCTGCTTGTCCTATCCTGTTGAGCAATTCACGCCGGTAGTTGATCAGGTTGCCTGACAAGTGGTTATTGCAAGAACTGCATTGTAAAAAAACTTGAGCCTCATCAAACCTGAGTTGTGGTGCAGCCTTGCGGGTTCGATAGTGACCCGCGTGATACTGGATGCCCTGCTTTGTAGTGCCGCACGAAATGCAACCCAGCCCATGATCTCTTGCCCTGATGTATTGATTAAAGGCTGTCTGAGCCTCTGTCAGCCATTCTGTCTTGGTCTTGATCTTGTCCTTGCGAGCCTTGGTTTGTGCTTTGCAAACTTTCTCGTGCTTTTTTTGTATCGCGAGTTTTCCAAACTCCAGCGCACATTCCTCGCCGCAGCAACCGCGCTTCTGGTAAACAGTCTCTGACTTGGCAAAGCTCGGTATATGTATCTTGCAGGTTCGGCATTTCCTCACACCTGCTTACTCGGCCACAAAGGTAGCGTAATCCCATGATGACCTGCGAACCGGCTGTGGATAACTTCGTAGACTTGGTTGTATTCTGGCCTGTATGCCTCGGTAGTGGATTGTTTACCAATAATGGCCTCTTGGACTGGCCTCCAGATGTTTTCCTTCACCGTGTGCTTTGACCAGGGGATAGTCCACTGCTTACCAGTTGGCAGGCTGACCACCATCTCAAGCCCTGCGTTGTTTAGCTCAGTGGCTACCAGCTCACACCATAGGTGCAGGCTGGCATTCTGCGTATCGGTTCGCTGTTGACCAGTTGACCACTTAAAGCTGACGTACTTGTGCTTTTTGTACAACTCCGCAGCGTGAGCCAAGAAGCCGCCGAGTTTACTGTCGCTGTTTACTATCCACTGCTCTCCGCTCATGCTATGACAGCTCTCATTATCCTGCACTTGTCTCGCTTATCGCCTCGGTAATAAATTTTACCAAGTTCCTCAAGTGTCGCTGGCCTTGCAGTGATACTGCTGTAGGGCATGAATGGATACTTAGAACGTATTTCTTTGGTTGTTACACCCGCCTCACCAGCAGCAACGACTTCGCTGTACACCAGCTTAAGCATTTTGCCACTTGATACTTTTATGGCAGCTTGCACACTGGTTTCTGGAGCATCAGTGCGATGCAGTTTATAGCTTGAGGTATTTTCAAAAGCAATTGTTTCAAGATTCATAATTATGCCCTCAGTGTGACCAGCTACGGTCTGTTATCCGATCTATTATTGATGCTTGTGTTGGTTTGACTACCACTTGTTGCCTGTTTGCAGCCTCATGCCGCCGTTCTAGCTCTGCCTTGATGTACTCCATTGTCGGAGCCTGCCAGCCCTTGTCGATTGATAGCTCAATAGCTCGGTCAGCAGTGCAGTCCAGTTGCTGGGCGCACTTGCAAGCCTCGATCATTGCTCTTTCAAAGGCTCGTTGGGTTAGTGGCTTTTTAATCAGCTTACGATGTTCAACAAACTCAGCAGCAGCCTCATCTGATACGCCGTAGGTGTGTGCTTGTGATATGTCAATTTTCATCGTAAGTCTCGCGCACATATTGTATAAAAGTGTCGCAGTAAAGCCTTGGAACGCAAATCACAACTTCACGCCCTTCAATCGGACTTTGTTGGGCTATACAAATGTCACCAGCGTCATTTGCATAAACCTGAATTTTATCCCAGCCTATGTGTATTGTTCCGTAGTCTTTATTATCCATTTTTATCACCTTTGTTTATTTTAGACATAGTTTCCCCTATTTCCCCCATGAAGGTATCCAACCATCATGCCGCGTTTAAGCTATTGCCAGCAAAGCCAGCAAGGTACTTTATAGTCCCCCTGAGACAAGTCTCACGCAGCATCCTATCTGCGAATCGGTCAGCCAGTGGCTGCTTCATGGGCCAAGTTGACAAGGGTCGGTCAGAGCTTGGAATTTTGATTACCGTTTTAAG